GAGGAAGCCCGCACCGATGGCGCCGATCTGGCTGCACGCTGCCGGGATTACTACGACGGCAAGCAGCTGACCGAGGCCGAGCTTGTGGAAATCCGCAAGGCCAAGCAACCGCCTGTCGTGATCAACCGCATCCGCCGCAAGATCGACTGGCTGCGTGGGCTGGAAATGCAGTCGCGCACCGATCCGAAGGCGTTCCCGCGCACCCCGAAGCACGAGGAAGGCGCACAGGCCGCAACCGACGCGATCCGCTACGTCTGCGACAAGACCGATCTGGACCGCAAGCGCTCGCAGGCGTGGGAGTGCATGCTGATCGAGGGCATCGGCGCCGTTGAGGTTATCCACGAAGACAAGCCGAGCGGCGACACAGAGATCGTCATCAACCATTACCCATATGACCGCGTGTTTCACGACCCTTATTCGCGCATGGCGGATTTCTCGGACGCACGCTTTCTCGGTGCTGTGATCTGGGCCGATGCGGCTGACCTGAAAGAGCAATTCCCCGGCAAGGACGCAGAGATCGACGCATCCTGCGCGTCGTCGTCGGAGATCAACGCAAACTTCGACGATATCCCGCGCTGGAAGCTGTGGAGCGACAAGAGCCGCAAGCGCGTGCGCGTGGTGCTGATGCATTACAAGGACGGCAAGGGCTGGAAGTGGGCCAAATACGTCAAGGGCGGCATCCTGGAGCAGGGTGATAGCCCATACATCGACGAGGAAGGCGCCAGCGTCTGCCCGATGCTGCTGCAATCGGCCTACATCGACCGGGAAAACACCCGTTACGGCGTGGTCAAGGACATGCTCGACCCGCAAGACGAGATCAACGCGCGGCGCCGCAAGCTGCTGCACAGCCTGAACACCCGGCAAACGATGGGCATCAAGGGCGCTGTGGCTTCGGTAACCAAGCTCAAGTCGGAGCTGGCAAAGCCTGACGGGCACGTCGAGGTTGACGCGGACGCGGTGACAGCGGCGGCAGAGGTCGGCATGAAGCCGTTCGAAATCCTGTCGCAGAACGACCAGATCGTCGGGCAGTTCCAGCTTCTGCAGCACGCGACGGCTGAAATTGACCTGATGGGCGCCAATTCCGGCCTCGCTGGCAAGGAGCAGGGCAGCGACAGCGGGCGCGCAATCATGGCACGGCAACAGGGCGGGCTGATCGAGATCGCCCCGCTCACTGACGGGCTGTCGGACTTCACGCGCCGCATTTATCGCCACATCTGGATGCGCATTCGCCAGTTCTGGAAGGCGGAAAAGTGGGTGCGCGTGACCGACGAGGAAAAGAACGCGCGCTTCGTCGGGCTGAATACGCCTGTCACGCTTCGGGAACAGCTTTCGCAGATGCCAGAGCCGCAAGTCGTGGCAATCGCCCGGCAGATGGGCCTGACGCCGAACGACCCGCGCCTTGATATGCAGGTGGGCGTCAAGAACCCGGTGGATCAGATCGACGTGGATATTCTGATCGAGGAAGTGCCGGATGCCGTCACGCTCGAGGGCGAGACGTTCCAACAGGTCGTCAACATCGCGACCAGCGTCCCTGGTGCGGTTCCGCCTGACGTGCTGATCGAAATGGCGCCGGGCCTCAAGCGCGACGTCAAGGACAAGCTCCTGGAGCGGCTGAAAGAACAGCAGGCACAGCAAGCGCAATCCGGCCAGATGCAAATGCAGGCCCAAGCGCAGATGGCACAGCTAGAGGCCATGAAAACACAATCCGAGGCGGAGAAGAACCAGTCTCTCGCCACGAAAACGAACGTCGAAGCACAGCGCCTCGCGCTTGGCTACTGACCTGCCCGCCGCCGGGGCTATCCGGGCGATCCTGCCGCCGAGGTAACGGGCGCTCGCATCCTACAGCGTAAGAGGAAATGCCGTCATGTCTAACGATGATGATCTGTTGCCGCCCATGTCCTTCGAGGAAGAGGCGGAAGTTGAAGCCCCGGAACCTGTCGCGGAAGCGCCGAACCCGGAACCGCAAACCGTTCCCCTTGCCGCGCTGAAAGAGGCGCGCGAGGAAAACCGCACGCTCAAATCGCGCTTTACCGGCGTCGAGGCTGAACTGGCATCGCTAAAGGGTGTCATTGCCAGCCTGCAACAGCCGCAACAGCAGCCCAAGCCGGATCTCTACCAAGACCCGGAAGGCTACGCGCACAGCATCGAGGCCAAGGTTGCCGCCCGCATGGCGAACGCCGAAGCCGAAATGTCGGAGCGTTTCGCCCGTCAAGCGCACGGCGATGCGCTGGTTGAGGAAGCATTCGAGGCCGCGAAGGCTTTGGGTGCTGTCGATCAGTTCAAAGGCAAGCGCGATCCGTGGGGCGAACTGGTCAAATGGCACAAGACGCAGAAGGCCGCAGCCGAGATTGGCGGCGACCCGGAAGCGTGGCGCCAGCGTGAGCGGGAACGCATCAAAGCAGAGCTTCAAGCAGAACTGACGGCGCAGAGCGTCAAAGCCCCGGCCCCCTCGCTGGCCGGTCAAGCCAACCTCGCCGCCCGCCCGGAAGCCGCATGGACCGGCCCGGCCCCGCTGGATGATATCCTCGGGAACAAGGGCGCACAATTCTAGGGAATTGACCCATGACTGACACCACCATTTCATCGGCGCTTCGCGTCAAGCAGTGGGACGACAAGCACCACCTGTCGTATATCCGCGCCAACCGCTTCAAGCCCTACATGGGCACGGGCGAAAACAGCATCATCCAGGTCAAGGAAGATTTGACCAAGAAGCCGGGCGATGCGATCACCATCCCGCTTGTGGGCGCCCTGTCCACCTCGGGTGGGCCGAAAGACCAGACGACTACTCTGGTCGGCAACGAGCGCGCGCTTCCGAATGACGGCCATCAGGTTTCGCTCAAGCTGGTGCGTGACGCTGTGGTCGTTGATGTTGTCGAGGAACAGGTTTCCCCGATTGATATCCGCGAAGCTGGCCGCGTGTCGCTCAAAGACCTGCAAATGCGCTACCTGCGGAATGATATCATCACCGCACTCGGCAGCATCGGCGGGATTGCTTACGGCACAGCCTCGGCAGCGCAGAAGAACGCATGGAACGTGGCGAACGCAGACCGCGTGCTGTTCGGCAACGCCAAGTCGCTCTACAACGCGACCCATGCGACTGCGCTGCTCAACGTGACGTCGGCAATGAAGCTGTCGAAAACCGTCGTGTCTCTGATGAAGCGCATTGCGCAAACGGCAGTGAACGCGAACGGCGACGGTATCCGCCCGTTCAAGTCGGAAGGTGACAATGAAACCTTCATGATGTTTGTCGGCACCAACGCCTTCCGCGACCTCAAGACCGATATCGGCACCGAGTGGAAAGACGCCATGGAGCGCGGTCGCGATAACCCGCTCTTCGTCGGCACGACCTCGATTTACTGGGACGGCGTGGTGATCCGCGAAATCCCCGAGATTGCGGCCATCGGCAACGTGGGTGCTGCTTCGGCCACCGTGGCGCCGGTCTACCTCTGCGGCGCGCAGGCTCTGGCTTCGGTCTGGGGCATGCGGACCAAGACCACGACACGCAAGGAAGACGATTACGGCCTGAAAGCCGGTATCGGCTTCATGGAATACCGGGCAGTTGACAAGCTGCGCTATGGCTCGACCGGCGCTGACTGGTCCATGGTTACCGGCTTCGTCGGCGCTGCTGCTGACGCTTGATGATGACGGGGGCGGCTTCGGTCGCCCCCTTCGCTTTGCGGGGGTTGTTCCATGAAGACACGTCTCGAAATCATCGAACAGGCCCTGAAACTGATTGGCGTCATGGCCGAAGACGAGGCCCCGACCGCGTATCAGATCAAGGCGGCTGGTGACACGCTGGACGGCATCTTTGCCGAGTTGCAGGTTGACCCGCTTGCGCCGTTCTCGCCCGTCTCTGGCGTGCCTGACGCGGCGTTTACGGCATTGGCAAGGTTTCTGGCTGCGGAGATCAGCCCGGCGTTTGCTGCGACCGCGCCAATGTCCAGGCCATCGGCCTACATTCGCATTGCCGCGCTGATCCGCCCCGATGACCGGGTGGAGGAAGATACGCCCGAGGATTATGCCTGATGGAAGTCGAATTCGTCGGCCAGTCTGCGCGGGATCGTGACAACATCGCGGCGGCGCCTTCGCGGCTTGTGAATTGTTACGCTGAGCCGACAGCCGAGGGTGGCCGGGTGCTGAAATCCGTGCTTGGCATGCAGCCCAAGGCGCAGATGACGGGCGTGTTTGTTCGCGCATTGGAGACAATCGCGGGGCAGATTTACGCGGCCTGCGACGGGCGGCTGTGGCGGATCGATGCGGATGGCACGGCAGGCAACCTTGGCGCCACGGATGATGGCGAAACCACGCTGTCGGGCAATAACGGGGTTATCGCGGTCACGGCGAACGGGAAATACTTCACCTATGCCAGCGGCACGGTAACGGAGCGGACGCCGCTTTGGGACGTGGGGTCTGCCTGCTTCATCAGCAACTACACGGTCCTGTCGCAGCTTGGCGGGCGTCAATTCCAGTGGTCGGACGTGGCAGATGCAACGGACCTTCCGGCGCTGAACTTCTCCACCGCAGACGGGCGCGACGACAACATCGTCAGAGTGACAGAGGTTTCCGGCACGCTGGTGGTGATGAAAGAGCAAAGCCACGAGCTGTGGTATGTGACGGGGCAGGCCGGGGCCAACGCCTTTGCGCGGGCATCTGGTGGCGTGCGGGATATCGGGCTGGCCGGGTTTGACCTGTTCACGAAGATCCTCGGCGGCGCGTTTCTGGTTGGGTCTGACGCGCGGGCGCACATCGCCACGGCTGGAGGCATCCAACCCGTCAGCATCCCGCCTGTGGAGACGGCCATCAAGCAATGCCGCCCGCAATACTGCTTCACCTATGAGGACGAGGGGCACACGTTTTGCGTGATCACGTTCCGCGACTGCGCTGCGTGGGTCTATGACGTGGCGACGAAGGAATGGCACGAGCGGGCGTCTGGCGTGAACCTTGGCCCGTGGCTGGCGTCCTGCGCGGCCAAGATGGGCGGCGAATGGTATGTCGGGCGCGACGGCGGAGGCGTTGATCTCTTGGCCCGGACGAATAGCGACGGAGACACCCCGCTTGTGCGTGAGGCAATCAGCAGGGCGCTACAGCAGGACGGCCAGCGGATGA